TCTTCCGATCTCTCCCTGACACAGTCCGAGATTCACCAAGACAGTCCGTTTAAGCTCCGACCCAGTCCGAGTCAATGACAACTAAGACCAGAAAAAGCAAACCCCTACGAGGGGCATTGAAACCAAGGCTTCACAGCCCATGGTTAAAGGGCGAAACTAAGGGCACACAGATTGCGGAGTTAGCGGAGCGTATTGGTCAGCCTTTACTCGATTGGCAACGCCTTATTCTCAATGACATGTGTACTGTGGATAAGAATCAGATGTTTATCCGCAAGACGAACCTATTGCTCATAGCCCGTCAGTCCGGCAAGAGCCATCTAGCGCGTATGCGCTGTTTAGCAGGGCTATTCATGTTCGGTGAGAAGGACATCTTGATCATGTCCTCTAATAGAGCTATGGCAATGAAGTCCTTTAACATCATGGCAGACATCATCGAGCGCAATGACTGGATGAGGGCGCAGCTTAAAGATGGAGACCCTAAGAAGGGTATTCGTCGCACGAATGGCGATGAACGAATCATCTTGGCTAATGGAGCGCAGCTTGAAGTGGCAGCAGCGACATCCGATGGAGCGCGTGGTCGAACCGCAGATTTTCTCTGGATCGATGAGTTACGCGAGGTCAGTTCAGCCGCCATGGATGCAGCCAAAAGCGTAACGCTTGCAAGAATGAACAGCCAACGACTTTTTACATCCAATGCAGGTGATGCATATTCCACAGAACTGAATTCGCTGCATGAGGCTTGTAAAAATTACCCACCTAAGAGCCTTGGTTATTACGAGTATTCTGCACCAGACTTTTGCGACATCTGGGATAAAAACGCATGGGCACTTGCGAATCCATCGATGGGCTACCTGATCAGCGTTGAAGCGATTGAAGAAACTATCGCATCTTCAACTGCCGATGCTGCTCGCACTGAGACCTTGTGTCAGTGGATAAGCGCATTGAATTGCCCGTTCAGCACAGAGATACTTGAAAACAGTTCGGATAGCACACTCGAAATGACAGTAGGGGCTTATACTGTATTCGGTTTCGATGTCAGTCCGTCACGGCGGAACGGATCATTGGTCGCAGGACAACTTCTCCCAGATGGGCGGATTGGCATCGGAATTCTGGAGACTTACAGCTCGCAGGTCGCTATCGATGAGCTAAAGATGGCAGCGAGTATAAAGGCATGGTGTGACATATATAAGCCGCGCTTAGTGTGCTTTGACAAGTACGCAACTCAGACGATTGCAGATCGCCTGATGAATAGTGGCGTTGTCTGCGAGGACGTAAGTGGACAGCAATTCTACAAAGCCTGCGGAGACCTACTAGAAGGCTTGACCAATCTTAGGGTCGTTCATAATGGTATGAAGGAACTTATTGAGCAGTTTCAGAATACGGCTGCTAAAACTAATGACTCCGCGTGGCGTATCATAAAAAGGCGCAGCAGCGGCGATATTAGCGCGCCGATTGGATTAGCAATGTGTGTTAGTAAGTTAATGATTCCTCAGCCTAAGCCACAGATTTACACCTAGACACACCCTATGTAATATGTCAAATGCTTGACATGTGCTACCATTTATGTCTATGGGTAAATTATTGCAAGCCTTTGGTCTAGAATCTAAGCCTTTAGTTCAGGCGCAAGCGGCACCTCAGGTGCTTGGTGAGTATTCACCTTATGCAATGCCATTCCAGTATGCATTTGTCAGCAGAGAAGATGCTCTTTCTGTACCCTCACTTATGCGTTGCAGGAATCTTTTAGCGGGAACGATCGGCGCAATTCCTCTTGAGCTTTACAAGAAATCTACCAATGAAGAACTTGGTTCACCTGCATGGTTAGAGCAGCCTTCATATTCACAACCACGATCCGTCACTATTGCCTACACCGTTGAAAGCTTGCTTCTATACTCGCAGGCTTTCTGGAAAGTGGTCGAAGTCTATCAGGAAGACGGCAGACCATCTCGTTTTGAGTGGATCGCTAACAATCGTGTAACTGCAACACTTGATAGCACAAATACTTTTGTAAAATCCTATGCAGTTGATGGAATTACATTACCGATGGACGGTCTTGGATCGCTTGTCACTTTCCAATCTTTGCTTCCTGGAATTTTAACTACCGGTATTCAAACAATTCGCGCTGCAATTGACATTCAAAAGGCGGCAGCAATTTCAGCATCTCAACCGATGCCGACTGGAATTATTCGGAACAATGGCGCTGACCTTGATCCTAAAGAAGTTTCTGGATTGCTTGCAGCTTTCAAAAATGCAAGAAATAACCGTTCAACGGCATATCTCACAAGTACTTTGGAATATGTTCCTGTTTCGTTCTCACCTAAAGACATGATGTATAACGAAGCAATTCAAAACCTTGCAACAGAGATTGCACGTTTGTGCAACGTACCAGCAATTTATTTATCGGCAGATCAAAATTCTAGTTATACATACAACAACGTTCAAGACGAAAGAAAACAGTTTCTTCAGCTATCTTTGCAGCCTTTCATAAGTGCAATAGAAGATCGCTTATCTATGGATGATATTACTGCCCGTGGAAATGTAGTGAAGTTTGATATTGATAAAAACTTCTTGCGCACTGATCCACTTCAAGAACTAGCAGTAATCGAAAAATTACTTAGCCTAAACCTCATTACACAAGAACAGGCTATGGAAATGACTGATCTAACACCTAACGGAAGCATGGGTCTAGAATGAACCAAGTAATCACCTTCTCCGCTGATCTAACAGCAGATTCAGCAAGTCGCACAGTATCAGGCAAGATTGTGCCGCTAAATGTTGAAGCAGGATCGACAAACATGGGCAAAGTAATCTTTGCATCTGGATCTATTGCTATCGAAGATCCTAAAGCAATTAAGTTGCTAAGCCAACATGACACCAAGAAGCCATTGGGTCGCATGGTCTCTTTCAGCGAATCAGATAACTCAATTGATGCGGTGTTTTCTATCAGTCGCTCACAGCGCGGAACAGAGGCTCTAATCCTTGCAGAAGAAGGATTGCAATCAGGTTTGTCAATCGGGGCAGAAGTCCTAAAGTCAAAGATCAAGGATGGCGTGACTTATGTATCCGCTGCTCGCTTGGTCGAAGTAAGTTTAGTAACCGAGCCAGCATTTAAGTCTGCTCAGGTTACTGATATTGCGGCAGAAGAATCTGTCGTAGAAGAAACAATCCAACCAACAGAAAGCGAGACAGCCACCGTGGAAGAAACCACTCCAGCAGTCGAAGCAACACCAGTTGAAGCACCAGCGGTTGAAGCTGCTCGCCCAACTGTTTCAGCAGCATACTACACAAAGCCACGCATCGAATTGACAGCAGCTAAGTATGCAGAAAACTCAATCCGTGCAGCATTAGGCGATGAGTCAGCTCGTCAATACCTATTAGCCGCAGATAATACTTCGGACAATGCAGGCCTAGTACCCACCAGACAATTGTCTGAAATTATTAACCCACTTGGCACAACAATTCGTCCATCAATCGAAGCAATCTCACGCGGAGTATTGCCAGATGCAGGTATGACTTTTGAAATTCCAAAGATTACAGTTATGCCAACAGTTGCAGAGACAAACGAAGATGCAGCATTTAACGAGACAGATCAGAACTCAGCGTTCTTGTCAGTATCAGTAAAGAAGTACGCTGGACAGCAGACATTCTCTGTTGAATTGCTAGATCGTACATCTCCAGCATTCTTCGATGAGCTAGTACGCAACATGGCAGCAGCTTACGCAAAGGCAACAGATGCAGCAGTAAACGCAGCATTGATCGCTGGCGCAACAGCAGATGCAACAACCACAACAACATATCCAACAGCAGCAGAGTTGCTAGGAATTGTTGCTCGCGGTTCAGCATCTGTTTACAATGCAACACTAGGACTTGCAAACCCATTTGCTCGCAATATGATTGTGAACACATCACAATGGGCAAACATCATGACACTTAACGATGCAGGTCGTCCAATCTACAACGCATCACAGCCAATGAACGCAGGCGGTGTAGCAACACCAACAGCATTACAAGGCAACGTTGCAGGTCTAAACTTGTTCGTTACACCTAACACAGCAGCTGGAACAGACACAGACGGCTCAATCGTCATTGTGAACCCAGATGCATACACATGGTACGAGTCACCAACATACCGCCTACGCGCAGAATCAACTGCATCAGGTTCAGTAACAATCGGCTACTACGGCTTTGGCGCAATCGCGACTAAGGTCGGAGCAGGCGCGTTCAAGAACAACAAGGCTTAACAAACTCACTAAGTCGCTCTGGGGAGTAGTAGCCCTCTACTCCCCAGAGTCTTTAGAAAGGACATCATGGCACTTACAACAGTCGCAGAGTTACGCTCTACTCTTGGCGTTGGCACTTTGTATAGTGACAGCGTGCTTCAAGAAGTATGCGATGCCACGGATGCCGTCCTTTTGCCTATGTTATGGGCTCCAAAATGGTTTACAGTTGCACATGAAAACACAGTAGGTTCAGGTACTCTATATTTCAATGACAATGTGCGCGAGACTTTTTATGTAGGTCAAAGCGTTACGATTGCCAACTCAGGCAGTTCATATAACGGCACTAAGACAATTACAGCCGTCAATGGTTTTTCAATTAGTGTGGCAACCAATCACACTACTGCGCAGGGCTATCATCCGATTTATCCTTATGGATCTGTCTCGACCACGACTTACACAGACTGGACTACCGATATGGCAATCCAGCAAGCAGCTCTCATGATATCTGTCGAGATCTGGCAAGCGCGTACTGCAACCCTTTCAGGTAGTAACGCTGTCGATTTCCAGCCAAGCCCTTACCGAATGAGCGCACAGCTTCTCGCTAAGGTGCGAGGATTGATCGCTAACGCACTTGATCCGCGTTCGATGGTGGGCTGATGCCTGTTGCCGTCACTACTCTTAGAACCACACTAGCAACCGCATTAGTC